ATGTAGATCCGGTATAGATCTATTAAAATCGATCAATTTCTCATCGGTTATTACTTTATCCTTTTCCCACATGGACTCAATTTGAACAAGAGCTAATGACTTTCGTTCCGTCATAATATATCACCTTATAGGGTTACGTTAGTATCTTCTTTGAAACTTACAAATTCAAATGTCGCTGTAGCTGTTAGTGGCTGATCTTCTTCATTTTGTGTAGTAAACTCTAATCCCGACAGATTGGTTGGTATCAACCCAATAAAATCGATCACTTTTATCGGTTGTTTATTATTGGAGAGGATTGTTATTTTTGCATCACCAATAACAGAACCATCAGCTAGATTTTCAAATGTTGACAATTTATCTATAGGTGCGACTTTAATCAATCGTTCATAGAGCTCAAAATAATTTTTTAGGTTCTCATCAACATTGAATGTGATAGTGAGCGGATCAAATTCTAGATGGTCACCAGCTTGTGGTATCCTCAACATTGGATTAGATTGTTTGGGACTCCCCACATTAATACCTGGAAATGAAACACTAGTACAGTGATATTCAACTCCTGGAAATGCTGAAAAAACTATTTCAAAATTTCCTTGATATGCTAAATTCCTGTTTACAGCATTATTTAAACTTTCACTCATACGAGTTATTTAGGCTATAAAGTCGGTGGTATAAGAAACTGGCATCGCCCTATCATCTACAAATTTTCTCACATAATTGATAATTCCACTTCTTCCCTTGTTGATATCTTTGAGTGGTACGTCGATGATATTCTCACCCGAATCGTTCCTACCAACACCCTTGATAGTAACCTTTACAGTGTTATCATCATTGATGGATTGAAGAGGAATATCACCATCTAAATCATTATCGGTCGAATATGAATGAGAGAGTGATATATTGGGTCGAAATTTAGCTGATTCAAATTTGGATACACTACCCTTCGTTTGAGCATGGTGATCGATTACCATATTATATTTTTTGTAGACTGTGATCATTTTCCTTTCAGCATTATTACTATAATCTAGTGATTGTAGCATTGCTTCTATCGAGGGATCACCGGGCCGGGCTTTTTTTCCCTCTTCTAGATATTCTTTTACCGAGTATTTCATTTAATACTTCCTTATCTTTTTTTGGAATACTCTTGCACTTTTAACCACCTTATCTAGATCGATTAATGTTGGGGGATACAGCGGATCGTACTTTACATTTTTTATAATCTTGGTGTATCCGTTGATTTTGATCTCACCCACACCTAATGTGTGTTGCTTAGTATGACGATCAAATTTCAACTGGATAGTAAAACTAAACTCACCCGGTACGCGTATACTCCAAGTATTATCTTCCATTCCAAGATGAACAATGGGTTTGTCTTCCACCAAATAATTTTTTATTGAGTATTTCATCCGCGCCCCTTTGGATTCCTCATTCTATCCAAGCTTTCAGCCTTCTTTAACCACCATGTCATATTGGATGGAGTTGTCCAATCCTTATCTTGAAACATTTTAAGCATTCTATCATATAGATCACGAGCTTCAAATTCATCTTTTTGTTTCAGGTTAGATAAATCTTTTTTGGTGACCCACCAATCTTTATTTTCAATTAAGTATGTTTTTACTGAGTATTTCATTTCATTCCTATCAATTATTTATACATTTCGCGACATAAAAAAATAGAACCCCTTTGAGAGTCCTATTTTTAATTGGTTAGTATTTGATGGATTACATCAAGTTTGTTACTTTTGAAATCCTGTAATACTTGTTCTTCTGGTCGGTGGCATTTCCAACAACCCCATCAGCATCCGTAGTTGCGAATGGATTTGCTACAAGACCGTATCGAGTCTTGAATCCAATTTTTGGTTGGAAAGTATTCTCACCCATAGCCCTAACCATTTGGAGAGGAACATAAGGACAGTAGAACAATCCAGCATCGAATTGTGATGCTCCTTTGTAACCAATCGTGTAGTATTCTACACCGGATACATAAGGATCAATGTATAATCGATACTTGTTGTTTAGGATTCCAGCGAAAGTAGAACCGGTATCATCGATGGTTAAGTTTTGCTGAAGAGCTGGGTTGTAATCAAGTACCCCTGTCATCGCGAGAGCGGAAGCCGTATCAGAAGAACAAAGGATAATATTTCCTCTTCCTCGTCTAGTATCCTTAGCGATGGCGTTGGCATCTCTTTCGATGTTGAACATCAAGCCCTTGAATTTCTCAACAGACCATCGTCCATTGGAGTCAACATCAAGGTCAAATGTTCCAGCTGTAGTTACATCGGTTTGTGAACCGGATTTAGCGGAAAAATTAATCTTTCTGATCATCTCACGATTGATCTCAGCCATAATCTCAGTAGAAAGAATGGTTGACAATTCGGATTCAGCATCAAGATTATGAATTGCTTTAAGGTCTTGAGCCAATTCCAAAGTATATTCAGCTTTCAAAGCTCTTGACTTCGCCGTTACTGAAATTTTCTCGATTGAGAATGCCATCTCAGCGAAATCTTGTTCACCGGTAAGTCCAAGCTTCTCAGCCGTTGCGGTAGTCATACCATCACCGGTTGTATAAGTATCGAATGGATTAGTACCAGCGTGTGTTCCAGTTCCAGAAGAGAAATCAGTGTCCGCTTCATTGAAGAGAGCTTCAGTTCCGGTTTGAGATGTATACTTACTTCTCATTGCGAATACCAATCCTGTCGGTCCACTCATAGGCTGAACACCCATGATATCGAATGCGATTAGGTTTGGAGTAGATCTTCGAAGCATCGAAATTAAGATGGGATCGAAGTTAGCGATGTTAGCTCCAGTAGAGTTGGTGATTGAAGCTTCATTAAGAAGTCCATACCCACCAGTTTTAGCTTCAGCTGAATCCTTTTCTTGGTTTTCGAGTAGTACTGCGACCGCTTTCCTTTTAGCGGGATCGGTAATTGCAGGAAGTTCTGGATGGTTGATAACCGGTTCCCACTTCTCTAAAAGTTCGGTGATGTTTTCATTAAGTTCTGACATTATTATTTCTCCTAAGAAATCTGTTTATATTTATAAACTTGAATTATTTTGATATCATCCTTGAGATACTATCTACAACAGCTTGTACATTTGGTTGATGTATTTCTACATCTTCCGAATCATCATAGTCTGTCACACCCATCTCGTCTTCTTCCTCCAAAATACTATTGGAATCATCTTCCTCATTATCGAAGCTTCTTGACAGGATGCTTTCACGAATAGTATGTACACCATCCGTATACTGATCTTCAGTCTTATATTCAAGGTGTTCAACTAATTCTTTTAAGCTTTCTTTTTCATTTTCGGTTAGTCCTTCTGATTGTTCCATAAGAATGATTTTAGCTTTAAGCTCATCATTCTCAGCTAAGATATCAGCTTTACTGTTAGTGGATTTTTCAGCGGCCTCTTCGAGGACATCCACTTGACTTTGAAGACTTTTGACAAGGTCCTCTTTCCCTTCCGGTAGTTCGATATAGTTTTCAGTGAAAACAGTTCTCATCTCATTAATGAAGTTTTCTGTGATTTCGGACCGGATACCGGATACAATAGCGAGCTCATTATCTTTAGCCCAATCAACAACCACATCATTGATAAGTTTGTCGGTAGCTTCAGCTAATTGCTCTTTGTAATCCGATACTCTCTCTTTGAGGTCAGCTTCATAGTTTTGCTCAACAAGAGTTTTAACCTTATCAACTCTTCGAAGTACAGCGGATTCGAATACTGTTTTAACTTTTTTCCGTAGTTCTTCATCCAGCTGGTCGTCATCACCAAGAATTAAGTCGACATCCTCCGCAAGAGTATTATCGATCAAGTCTTGTGAATAGCTTCGATTTGTGAGCCTAGACACATCCATATTCATACTTTCAACAATGAATCGGGTTCTATCCTGTAGCTCTCCCTCATCCATTTCACTGAGCATCTCGTAGAAAGCTTGAACAATACCAAGTTTACTTTCCGGCATTTCTTCGAGGATACTAGCGATATAGGCATTCTCAGCGGCCTCTTCTAGATCTTTTTCTTTTTTATCTTCGTCCTCATCATCGTCGGACTC